AGGTGTATTTTTAAAGAAGATTGGTAAGTTTGTAAGACCTACTTCTGGATTTAATATATTTGCAACTGCTAATACAAAAGGTAAAGGTAGTGAGGATGGGAGGTTTATTGGAACTAATGTTCTTAATGAAGCATTCTTAGAACGATTCCCTGTGACATTTGAGCAATCGTATCCTGTTCCTACGGTTGAGCAAAAAATTCTGGAAGGTGTTGCTCTGGATCTGGGTGTTCAAGATAAGGATTTCTGCAAACGTTTAGTTGATTGGGCAGATGTAATTCGTAAAACCTTCTATGATGGTGGTATTGAGGAAATCATCAGCACTCGTCGATTGGTTCACATTGTTCGCGCTTATGCTATCTTTGGTGATAAAGCAAAGGCAATCCAAGTATGTGTTAATCGTTTTGATGATGAAACCAAACAATCCTTCCTGGAACTCTATGACAAAATTGATGTAGATTTTGTGATGCCTGTTGACGAAGTGGAGGTTTCTTGATATAATGACTAATGCATGGTCCCTATACAATGAATTAAAAATGACTGAAAACTTTGAAACCAATTATAAAAGTTCAATTCCCAATCAAGATTTTTGGGAAGAAGATGGTATTAGTATGACCGGAAATCCTTGTAACCTTTCCCCAGACGTAATTACTTTCGGGAATACTAGTATCTCCGGAAGTACAGGGACGGATTATATTAACTTTGATGAATATCCCTGTGCGGCGCACTCTGGATTTGGAGGCACTCATCTTCCCGGTGGAATGGGGGACGACCACATCAGTTTTATTGGATATCCTTATTCATCATATATTGTTAACATGGATACTACTCCTAACCTAACTAATAATTCTCCAGCAATCCCCTGGAAGTATAACGAGGATAAAATTGTAAAAGAATTGCTAGAATATGTTCGTGGAACATATAATCAACACTATTCTGCTGGTGATGACAAAATCCAAACTCTGGATTTGATCGAAGCTTGTGGTGATGGTGAAGCATTCTGCCGCAGCAACATTCTCAAATATGCCTCACGGTATGATAAGAAAGGTACTTCTCGTCGTGACATTATGAAGATTCTGCACTATGCTGTGCTTCTAATGAACTTCAACGATAAGAACGCAAAACGTGAAGTTTATTCTCAATGACAATGAAACTGAAACCCCAAATTATGAAACTCTCTGACAAAACTCTGACTCTTCTCAAGAACTTCTCTTCTATTAATCAATCGATTTTGTTTAAAGAAGGCAGTTCACTTCGTACTATTTCTGTGATGAAAAACATTCTTGCAGAAGCAACAATCGAAGAAGAACTTCCCAAGGACTTTGCTATCTATGATCTAAACCAGTTCTTGAATGGACTCAATCTACATCAGAATGCAGAACTTGATTTTGTAAATGAAAGTTATGTTATGATCAAAGAAGGCAGGTCACGTTCCAAATACTTCTTTGCTGATCCAAGTGTTATCGTAATACCTCCCGATAAATCCATCTCACTTCCTTCTGAAGATGTTTGCTTTGTTCTTGATACTAAAGAACTGGATAAACTTCTGAAAGCTGCTGCTGTATATCAACTACCTGATCTGTCTGCGATTGGTGAAGCAGGTGTAGTGAAATTGGTGGTTCGTGATAAAAAGAATGACACCTCTAATGACTTCTCTATTGTAGTAGGTGAGACTACTGATGTGTTTACCTTTAACTTTAAGGTTGAGAACATTAAAATCATTCCTGGTTCATATGAAGTAGTTATCTCACAGAAACTTCTTTCTCGGTTTAATAACACAGGATTTGCTGTAACTTACTACATTGCTCTGGAACCTGATTCTACTTTTGGATGAACATCTTTGTAACTTCCGAGTTCCCCGCAGAGAGTGCTATCTGCCTTCCAGATAAACATGTAGTCAAGATGCCTCTAGAGTGCTGTCAAATGCTCTCTATCGTGGCATCAGAGAAGTGGGGGTATAACTATGGAACTCTCCCCAAGACCGATGGAACTCCCTACAAGACAGAGAAGGGTGCCTTCCGTAATCACCCTTGCACTCAATGGGCAGCAAAGACAATTGATAATGCCTATTGGTTAATCAAGTGGGGAATGAACTTGTGTGATGAGTATACCCTGAGGTATAATAAAACTCATTCATGCTACAAGACACTTGTAGATGCTTACTATTTGTTTCCCAAAGGTAAGTTGACGAATGTAACTCCATTTGCTCGTGCTATGCCCGACGAATGGAAATATAATGATAGCATTGATACCTTTACAGCTTATAAAAGGTACATTGCTTCCAAACCTTGGGTGAAGGATAACTACCTTCGTGTGCCCAATCGTAAACCGAATTGGATTTGATTATGGCAAGTGATTTTCTTTGGGTGGAAAAATACAGACCGCAAGTAATTGAGGATTGTATTCTTCCCGATGATACTAAAAAAACGTTTAAAGAGTTTGTGGAGAAAGGAGAAATTCCCAATCTTCTTCTTGCAGGTCCACCTGGGATTGGCAAAACTACAATCGCAAAAGCACTATGTAAAGAATTAGGAGCAGATTATTATGTCATTAATGGATCTGATGAGGGAAGATTCCTGGACACAGTACGAAACCAGGCAAAGAACTTTGCTTCGACCGTTTCACTTCAAGGAACTGACAGACACAAAGTCATCATCATCGATGAAGCTGATAACACAGGCAACGACGTACAACTCTTACTACGGGCGAATATTGAGGCATTTTATAGTAACTGCCGATTCATCTTCACCTGCAACTACAAAAATAAAATCATTGAACCCCTCCATTCCAGGTGTGCGGTGGTTGACTTCACAATCAAAGGGAAACAAAAGATACAGTTGGCAGGATCCTTCTTCAAGCGTTTACAAACCATCTTGGATGCGGAGAACATTGAGTATGATCAAAAAGTCGTTGCAGAACTTATTACCAAACACTTCCCAGACTTCAGACGAGTCTTAAATGAGTGTCAACGATACTCAACAAGTGGGAAGATTGATGCAGGTGTTCTTGCATCCTTCTCTGATGTTTCTGTAAATGACCTTATCAAGTATCTAAAAGAGAAGAACTTTACAGAGGTTCGCAAATGGGTTGTTTCTAATCTCGATAATGATGCCTCTATGATTCTTCGTAGAGTTTATGATTCACTTTATGATACTCTTGTTCCTGCATCTATTCCTGCTGCTGTTTTAGTTATCGCAAAGTATCAGTATCAGATTGCTTTTGTAGCAGACCAAGAGATTAATCTTCTTGCCGCGCTAACTGAAATTATGTGCGAGTGTGAGTGGAAATGAAAGTAAAAACTTTTCCCTTAAAAACTTGTCTTCGTTATCCTGGAGGTAAATCTAAAGCAACAAAAACTCTTGCTCCTTGGTATCCAGAAAACTTTAAGGAGTATCGTGAACCATTTATTGGTGGTGGTTCTGTTGCTTTTTATACAACTCAGGCATATCCAGATGTTCCTATTTGGATTAATGATTTGTATGTTCCACTTTATAATTTTTGGATTCAACTTCGTGATAATGGAGAAAATCTATCTGAGAGATTAAAAGAAATCAAAACTAATGCATCTGACTTTGGAACTCAAAATGCAAAGGATGAGTCGCACAAAGAATTGTTTAACCAAACTAGAATAGACATTAATAATCAAGATGGATTAGAAAGAGCAGTAAGTTTCTTCATTCTTAATAAATGTAGTTTTTCTGGTTTGACTGAAAACAGTACATTTTCACCAACTGCTGCTCGTTCTAATTTTTCATTTGTTGGAATTGAAAAACTGAAAGAATACTCAAAACTAACAAAAAATTGGAAGATTACAAATATTGATTACTCTGAGTTAATGAATGCCGATGGAGATAATGTGTTTGTTTTCTTAGATCCACCATATGATATTAAAGATTTCTTATATGGAAAAAATCGTGAGATGCACAAATCATTTGACCACGATATTTTTGCAACGAATGTATATAAATGTCCTCATAAGTTTATGATTACCTATAATGTAAATGAAAAACTTCTTGAGTTCTATAAGGATTATTATCTTCGTGAATGGAAATTGCGATACTCTATGGCACATCGTGGAGAAAAAGGTACTGAAGATAATGTAAAAGTAGAACTTTTAGTGACGAATTATCCAACTGAAAAAGTAGGACCATTAGAGGAGTTTTATGACAAAAATTCAAAAATTCAATTTAGTTTTGATGGATGCTATAATTATGATAGATTGAAGAGTGAGGGTCTAATTGATGACTGAACTAAAAGATTGGTTGAACTCTATTAACTTTACCAAAGAAAATATAATAGAACAAGATGAAACCCTAAAGAAAGATTACCAACCTTATATCATTAACAAATGTTTGTCTGGGCATATTGATTGTATTTTATATGCAAATGAAATGAATCTTCATCATTCTTTAGAAAAAGATATGCAATATTCCTTTTATCTAAATAGTTTGAGGAAAAAGAAGAGATTCTCTCCCTGGCTCAGAAAAGATAAGGTGAATGATTTAGAGTGCGTCAAAAAATACTATGGTTATAGTAATGAGAAAGCGTCTCAAGCACTTAAAATTCTAAATAAATCTCACATTGACTTTATAAAAAAACGACTTGAAATTGGCGGAATGAAATGATTGATCAAACAATTGAACCACAAGTACAGTGGACACCAAGTATGATGATTGAGGTTCTATTAAATGAACCAGATGATTTTCTTAAAGTTCGTGAGACTTTGACACGTATCGGAGTAGCATCACGTAAAGAAAAAAAACTTTATCAATCTTGTCACATTCTACATAAGCAAGGTAGATATTATATTGTTCACTTTAAAGAGTTATTTGCTCTGGATGGTAAACATGCTAATCTAACTGTAAACGATGTTCAAAGACGTAATCGTATTGTTCGTCTTCTTTTAGATTGGGGACTATTATCTGTTGTAAATCCAGATGAAGTTGTTGATATTGCCCCACTCAATCAAATCAAAGTTTTGGCATATAAAGATAAAGAAGAATGGATTTTAGAACAGAAATATAATATTGGTAAAAAAGTAAAAGCAGCAGAAACCGAATAATAAAGTAGGGAGTTCCACACTCCCTTTTTTATGCTTTCTGTTATAATTAGTATTGTGAATGCCGTAAGGGTTCGCACTATCAAATCTCGCTTTCTAAGGAGCAAAACATGACTAATCTTTCTAGGTACACATCTGCTGACCTTCCTGCCCTGATGGATAGGATTACTCGTAATAGTATTGGAATGGACGAATATTTTGATCGTCTATTTAACCTTCACGAAACAACTTCAAATTATCCTCCATATAATCTAGTTCAAATCAGTAGTGTAGAGTCAAGGTTAGAACTCGCACTTGCTGGATTTTCTAAAAAAGAAGTTCTTGTTTATACACAAGATGGAAAACTTTTTATTGAAGGTCAAAAAGAAGATAAAGAAACTGACACAAATTATTTACATAAAGGTTTAGCACAAAGAAGTTTTACCAGAACCTGGACTCTTGCTGATGATACAGAAGTCTCTTCTGTAAATTTTGAAGACGGATTACTTACAGTAATTTTGGGAAGAATCGTTCCAGAATCACATAAGAGAAAAGATTATCTCTAAATAACAATGAGCTAAACTATCGTTGCTGCAGGGAGGTAACTGGTAAAATCCAGTTGCACCTCCCCTTTTTTTGTGCTATAATTCACTGAGGTATGGGAGAACTATGACGATTAAACTGATGCTTCTTAAGTC